GCAATATCTTCACCATCATGTATAACTTCATCTCCGGCTTTTACACAGCGATTGTAAGTCTTACCGAAGAGTTTTTGAGTTCCTGCTTTTTTGTAACCCTTCCAACATTTCTTACCTGCTTCATCCAACATTTCACTACCAATACCTTTTGTAGCGGTTAATGGTTCTGGTGTAATGAGATCTGTTGTTTCATAATCTGTTGGAATGTAGTTATCTCTCCAATTTGAAAATTCTTCTTTCTTTGTTTTATTTCCCCAGTTGGCAGCACCAACTTTACGACATTTGACAAGTGCTCCTGACGCATATGCACTTGGCCAAACTGAGTAGCGTGATTTGACTTTATGGTAGCAAGCATCTTTCTTACCTTCCTCAATGTCAATCTCATCACCTACTTCAACATTATTTTCAGCGAACCATCCACGATTTACTTCTAAAGCGCACAGAACTTCTCCATCAGAAGTTACTGGGGTTTCGTCATATGGTTCTAATTCTTTAATACTTTCGATTATTCCATCCTCTCTAATGAAAGCAATATCGAGAGGAATTTTTGTTTCTTTCATATAGAAGGACTGCTGCTCAACTTCTTCAAAGATGAATAGCATTCCACTGTTGATATCCAGACTTTCACGGAACATAAGTCCAAGATTGAAATCTCTAATGTTATTAGGAATCTCAATGTTGAGTGGTAAGGTTGTAAATTCTTCAGTCTTCACGTTAATTGCCTTCCCTTTTCTATCTGGATTTGGATCTTGACGATTCTTACGACGAAAGGCTGCATCTTCCTCTTTTTTGGAAAGATTGCGCTTCATTTTGCTAGAACCGCACTTTGGTTTTGTTGTTTGTCCTGGTTGTCTGGCACAGGGTTTTCCTGCATACTTCCCACCCAACTGAACCCAGCCAGGCTTCCCATCAGAAGAGCGACTCTTGCCAAACCAGTCACGCAAAGAAGAATCACCACTTTTGTTCCCCTCCGAGACCGCACCGCCGTTCCCGTTTCCGTTCCCGTTCCCGTTTCCGTTTGTGCTTCCATTTCCGTTCCCATTACCATTTTTTTTACTATCATCAACGGAGTGACCGTTTTCTTTACGAAGATATCCAGCACGGCCTACCATCTTGTAACCCTTTGGAATAGGTTTACATTTTTTATCAGTGTAACAATAGTATTGTCCTTCTGGACAACGACCGTTCTTCTTCTCTTCGTTCATCTCTTTAGTCTTTTTCTTCATAGAATTAATGAACTTACGATAAACTGCTGCTTCTGAAGTTTTACCCATTTCTCTTGCTCTCTGTTCCATGGCAACGGCAGCCTGGATTTTATGAGCATGTGATCTAGAAGAATTACGAATTTTAGTTACAGATGCTTTAGCAGTTGCAACATCCTTGAATCCAAGTCCATGAATCGTCCCCTTTGGATTTTCATCCGTATAAAGATCGGAGTGCTTCTTGGAATTTGCTGGTTGACCAGGTTTTCTTGGAATACGAGGGTTGCTCATTTTTTAGATCTCTTTTTACGTCCAGCACAATGTGCTTTTTGTGAGAATCCTTTTGGATTAGAGCAGTCAATACTCTTTTTATATTTATCACTCCAATCCTCTTGAAACTGTTCAAATGTTTTTCTAACTCTCTCCTGAGGATTATCCATTCTATCTACAAACATTTTTGATGCTGCAACCATAGCATCGATTGAGGGTCCATCACTTGATTTACTTAGGGATAATTTTAGAACAGGATAAACATCAGAAAATCTCCACTTTGATTCTCCAGATTCTCCAGGAGTTTGATAGTCTTGAGTTAAATCATCTTCATCGGAGGGAAACAGTTTTTTATCAAATCCAGCAACAGTCTGTCCTCCATCATTGGTGTATCCACCATTACCCACATTATTAGTTGGTTGCTCATTAAGGAACTGATTAAAATTTTTCATACCTCTAGTGCAGTGAATACTACCTTAAAAGTTGTTTCTGAAGAAAATGCTGGATGTCCTATCAATCTTAATGAACCACTACTAATATCGGATGAGAAAGTCGCAACTCCAATTGGTTGATTAATAGTACCATATTCAGTCATATATGTAGTCGTGCCATCATGTATAACATTAATGGTTGACATATTATAATTAGTCCCTCTAGTGACCTGAATTTGATAATTTACAGATCTATAAGTCGATGCACTTATGGACATTACAACCGCAGCACTTGTACTAGTTGTTGTAAGGATACCCGATTGTATATCACCAGCAATTAATTCAAGATTAGTTGCTGATACCGGAGCAAATGTAAATTCCTCAGCTGAAGCATCATATCTTAAAAATCTACCGTCACCAAGATTTGCAGTATCAACATCAGTGAGACTAATAAGTTGTGTCGTACCACTTAATGATGTACTAGCAATTCCAACCCACTTCGATCCGTTATAAATGAGCAACTCATTAGTGCCCGTGGTTTGATCAAAGGTAACATCATCTAAATCTTTAATGAATCCAGCGCCACCACCACCGATGGTAGCAATTTGTTGCTGGATTCTATTGATGAAAAGTTTGTAGTGTTGTTGTAATTGATCAATAGTTACAAAATTTTGATCAAGAGGAGTTAAAGGATCTGCTGAATTTTTTGTAGAGGCATCTCCTGGTAGAGTTGGATTATCTTCTTTTAATATTGCTTTTTCATTAAACTCTGTAAGGATTTTTTCAATGTAAACTACTTTCTCAGATAAAGATTTATTTTTTTCCTCAATCGAATTAATTTGAAGTTTTTCTATAACATCTTTTATCTCTTCCTTGATGCTGTCAATACTTTCATTTTGTTTTTTGATATGTTTCTCATTAACAACCAAATTAAGTTCTAAATCCTTAATCTGATTGGACATATTTTCTTCAAATTCTCCTACCTCATTCTTAAGAATATCATAATATTTTGTTGTACCGATATCCAATACATTTTGGAGTTCTCTTACATCTTCGGAAAGAGTTTCCTCAAAGAAAGAAAATTTCTTTGAGAATTTATCAAGTTCTCCAGAATATTCCTCTAATTTTTTATTTTCATGAATTTCTCTATCCTTAAAATCTTTATAGAGAGCCATGTAAACATCAGATATATCTCCTATTTTTTGTTTAGAGTCATCAATTGTTGATTGCAATTCTTCTATTTTACTTTCAATTAGAGAATCAATATCAGAAGTTTTTTCTGTAACATCACTAGATAAAACTTCAATCTGCTCTTTCAGAGACTGAACTTGTTCCAATACATTCTTTTCTAATTCTTTTACTTCTTCTTCTGATTTTATCTTTGTCTCTACAAGTAAGTTACTATACTTTGGAATTTCATTCTCAGTAAACTCCTTAACCATTAAGGTTAACTTTTCAATGACTTCATCATATGCAGAAACTCTCTGTTCCGTTTTTAATTCAGTCTCTGCAAAAAGTTTTTTATACTTGGGAAACTCTTCATTAACAAGATCGCTAACAGTCTCATTAATGTCTTTTGTTGTTTTCTTTAAATCTTCTTTTAAGTTTAATACGGTATTTTGATTGATCGATTGAACATCAGATAAAGCAGTTGTAACTTCTTTATTAACATCTGCTCTAATAGTATCAATATTTTCTTCTACATTACCTTTGAAATTTGAGAATCTAGTATCAAATCTAATTTCAGATTCTGATACTAATTTTTTGTAATTTGGAATATCAACATCGACAAAATTTTCTACCGTTTGAGATAGGTTTGTAAAATCTTCTTTTATTTTATCAATAGTATCTCCATTGATACTCTTGATTCTTCCCTCAATTTTCTTGATAGACTCTTCCACAAAGAGGAGGTGGGCAACCATTGCCTCATCCAAATCTTCTTTACTAATCAGTCCTTGAATATCTTCTTTTACTTCTGAAATTTCTTTGGAAATACTTTCAACTCTATCAACATTCTGTTTAAAGTTTTCAACAGTAACAGAAAAGTCTGATATAGATTGTATGTGATTTAAGTTTGTTTTGAAAGCACTGAAAGCCTCTGAAACCGTTTCAATTTTTTCCGCAGAAAAATTATCTTTGATCTCATCAAAGTCGTTTTTATTCTTACCAAAAAATTCTGAAGGTTTCTTTAATGGCACGTTTAATATAAACTCCGTCTCTATTATTTATTCTCTTCCTTTACCCCCTGTTTTAACATCTTTGCAAGTTCTGCTGTAGATCCGACAAAGAGTGCGTTATTAACAGTGGATGGTCCACGAGATTGTTTTTCTTCTTCAACATCCTTCAGTTTTTTCTGAAGATCCATTAATTTGTCTGTGGCATCAGCAACATTTTTAATCAATTGACCTGCAACTTCATATGCTCTGGGCATCTCACTTTCCTGTGCAAGTTCCAAAATACCATTGATTGCCTCTTGCCCTTTTTCTATTATACTATAAAGATTTCCTCTTGTGTAATCGTAATCCTTTTTAATATCATCTGATGTTTTTTCTATTTTTTGAATTTTTTCATTAACGATTTCAGACTGCACAATGTCTCCATCAACATTGAACTCATTATTTAAACTATCAAATTTACTTGTCATGTTAACGTACCACTAAATCCAAAATCATCACCCTCTTCAATCAATGCATTATCAGCAGAATCAATAACATGAACTTCTGCACCTCTAAGATGTTCTGTTGCAGTTGTTTTATCTTGTGCTCTCTTGACGGTAAGTTTATTGCCGGTGATGGAAGAGATAAAGAGTTCTTCATCATTAATAGCGATGTAAGACTTAGCAGTTAATCCACTTACGCTTTCAACTTCAATTAACTTGGCAGTCTTAGTGGCATCCACTGCAACAGTTGTAGCAGCGTCTCCAGTGTAATTCTTGATTGCTCTTGGAACAGTAGAATAAGTAACTTCTCTTGTCGTATTTGTAGTATCTGTTCCAGTAAGATAACTGATAGATGCTTTCTTGATAATATCCTTGGTTGCAGATGTTGCAGGGCCAAACAGATATGTTTTTGCGGTGAATCTTAAAGTATAGAGAAGAACTCTTCTTGTTGTAAAATCACCTTCATAATCATCCTGCATAGTGATATTCTCAAGAATCACTGGAATATCACGCTTTTCTTGTATCGACTCAACTAACTCAACAGTTAAATTATATGATGGTTGAAAAAATGGTAGGATTTGTTCAACAATTTGTAGAGCATCATCATTTAACTTTGACATTATGCTCAACTCAAACTGCATATTATATGGAACTGGCATATAAATTTTCTTTGACTCAGATCCATCGTCTGGGTCTTTTACAGTGTATTGTTGTGTTGTTGATACTTTTCTTGAGGGATCATATGTCATTCCAATAAATTCAAATGACATTCTTGGCAATGTAATTGATGTAGATTTATTTAAATCTGCTTGCTGCTCAAGTCTTGCAAGAAACTTTTGAGTAGGTCCATAGGATAAAGGGACTCTGATAGTGTTAACAATGCTATCAGAACTATTAGTTTGCTTAATTGTTATAGCATTAAATAGAGTGCCAAAGGATATGATGGTCCTCCTCAAAATTTCGTTATAAAAATATTCAAACATTTTTGATCCCTATGGAATTACACTACTATGAGGTTAATATTATTTATGGAATTCCAAATGGGTTTTGTTCAGAGAAGTCTATGATAGAATCTGCTTCGTTTTCTATATTAACATTATCTGCAAATCCGTCATCAATTGGATTTACGTTGACTTTTCTAAGTTCATGCGATGCACCCGACGTAGATCCAACAATGTTTTCTCCAAGAGTGAAAGTTCCTGTAACATTTGCTATCTCAAGGATATTGGTTTCAGAGTTCCAAACTCTGACTCTGCCAGTTGTCCCACTACTAGATCCCGTAACAACTTCATTAAATACAAACTCACCTGTAGAATCCATATCTGGATCAGAGATTGTAATTGTAGGTGCAGTGCTATACCCCAATCCAGCATTAGTAAAGTGAATACCGCTGATAGTACCAGCAGCACTAACAATTGCTGTTGCAGCGGCACCTGCAGTGCTTACACCGGACAAGAATACTTCATTACTAAATGTAATAGTTGGGTCCGTAACGTATCCAGAACCGCCTGCAGTGATAGTTATAATTCCTACAACACCATCAGCAATTGTTGCTGTTGCAGCGGCACCAGCACCTCCTCCACCTGTAACCTGAACACCTGGAGCAAGAGTATATGCAGCTCCTGGATTTATAATATTAATATTTTGAACAGATCTTGCTTTAGGATTAGCACTCTGATTACATACATTAATTCCACCTATCATCACTGCAGTTGCAATACCAGTAATTCCTCCTGAGGGAGCAGATGATATTGCAACTCTTGGAACAGAGGTGTATCCGCCACCTCTGTTTGTTACAGTAATTGTACGAATTCCACCCTCAGTAATAATACCAGCCACCGCAGTTGCAGTTACACCAGTTCCAACAAGAGTAAGAGTTTGAATGTTTCCAATAATACTAGACGTTCCACTATCAGATAAACCATCAGATTCTCCACCTATCAAAACATCATCAATACTATCAATACCAGTGTCAATTACCTCATCTTCAAATCTGAACAATTCACATCTCAGTTCATAAACATAATTTTTTTGTAGTTGATAGAATGGTTTTTCATGCTCAACAAATTTAATCTCAAAAAGTCTATCCCCGAGTGGAAAATAAATTAAATCCCCTTCTTTCGGTCTCGTAGACAATCTCACATTCTGTTCATTTTTCATCAAAGGAGAAATATAAGTCTCAAATCTTTCCTTTGAAATAATTAAATTTAATTCTTGCTGCTGTTGTATTCCAAACTTTGATAATATTGTTGCATTATCATTATAACCATCAAAATTATCTACATATGCCTCTATTGGATATGAATCATCAAATTTAGATTGTATTACTTCTTTAATGACTGTATTCTCAGTTAAATATTTTCTCGGAAGATAATGCACCTCAACGCCATACATCCTCAACTGTTCGTTGATAAGATCCTGAATTAAATTTTGTTCAGACCTTGCCCCTTGCTGGAAATATGGATTAAGCATAAGATTAACCAATCATGTCTAATGGAGGAAGTTCATAAGTATTAGACATGACCTCTCTAATCGCATCAAGTTCCTTTTGAGCATCATCATAAATTTGTCTACCATTCAGTTCAACTCCACCAGGAAGCTTTACTCCTTGAAACTTCATAAGATTTTGTCCCCACTGTCTTTTAATTAATTGAGTCACATATCTTTTCAGGAAAGAATCATTCCAAACTCTAGTAAAATCGTTTGGATCTAAAAGTCTATAACAGTCAATAATGAGATAATCGTCTTTAGTCACATCACCCCAATCAACATCAAGATAAAGTCTATCCTGTCTCTGATTAAATCTTATTTGTTTTTCTGTATTTAATAAAAAGTCCACATCTTCAAGATACCTTTTCACCATCGCATAGGATAGTATATCTACAGAACTGAAGTTATAAAGATCATTCAAGAATAATTGATATTTCACACTGAACATATTATTGGTCACCGTTTGTGACCCATCATATCTGAATATCTTGTTTATCCCAATAACTTGTGGGGGAATTTGTAAATAGTTGCTGTTTTCCTCAAAGGAAAATGTTACAGACGCACCGTCTATAGTTGAAGACGCTGTTGTGGTTACAATACCAACAGTTTGATTATCCCCTCGTGTTCTGCCTCTATTAATATCTCCTTCTGTGATTTTATATTTTAAATATGTTTGTACTACACCATCAAAATGTCTTTCATGAAAATACTGAAGGGCATCATCTATTAGATCATCAATTTGCTCTTCAGCAACATTGATTTCTAAAACTGGTGCTCCCAGTTGTCTTTTACAGTAGTTTACTAGGTCAGACCTACTTGCGGGTTGAGCCATTTATACACTAATTCCGTAACTATATTTATGGTGCTGAAGAGATAGGATTAACAACTAATATATTACCTGATATTAAAGGATGAATAGTTGATCCGCTACCAACTTCATGTTTTAACAGAACATCGTAAACATATCTACCTTCCGCTGTTGCTCTCGTATCGGTGGCACCCAATGATACTTTTAATTTACCATCATACGCACTAGTGAATCCAACAGTGAAAGCCGAGGTAATGCCAAGGGTTGCTCCAATAGCAACACTCTTGGACATTGCGGCAGATCCACTGTAGTTTGTTAAATCAAATGCAGTGTTTGATGTTGTGTTAACAACTAAATTAACCTCAAAATCTGATCCACCATACATCGTTAAGTTTACGCCTTTTGGCACTCCAGCATCAGGGTCAAAGGTTACGTTTTTAGTTGCCATTTGGTATACCTATTACCGATATTGTTTCTTGTTGTTTATAATAAAGTTTGCAGAAACACTTAGCAATATTCCTAAGTTCTTCTCTATCATCACAACTATCTATTTGACCTGCTATTTTTGTATATTCAAAACTTTTAGTTAGATTATCTAAAGTTATTTCAGTTGGATCCATTGATTAACTCCTTTAATAGTGATTTAATTTCGGAAATATCCTCTTTAAGGTTAGCAACTTCCTCTTCAATATTCTGTACCTTTTGATGCTCTTTATTTTTCACTTTACGTCTTTCAACATATTTTTCATGATCTAAAGAATTTAGGTTTAATATGGCACCAGTTCGTGGATCCCTTACGAGATCCACGTAATCTTTTACTTTATACATTATGCTAAAGCCATGACTCTTAGGTTTCTAGCTCTTGGTACATATGTTTGAGAAGTGCCTGTCAACAGAATTTTAACTCTGTAGCATTTGAATGAAGGCAATTCATCAATACTAAATGTATGTTCCTTAAATTCAACAGAACCGCTATCAAATCCATATGTGGGAGTTTTCGATACAAACGAATCAGGTTCTCCATTATTGTTTGCAATGTCGATGATTTGACCCTTTGAATTCAAGTTCTTATATCCAGGGAATGGAACAAAAATGGGATTAAATCCATCTTTATTACTGATAGCATACAAAACTCTAATATCGGAGAAATCATTGATATGGGCATCTAAAATGACTTTAAGTGAAGTAGCTGGATTTTCAAGTTTAATCTCCTTAGAAATATACTGACAAGCAGTTGGATCTGTCAGTATTCCTTTCACTCTAGAATCATTTGCAATATCAGTAATTTGACTATCAACTCTATTCGATGAAAGAATCGTGCTTACTCTCTGACCATCAATCACTGGAGAAATAAGAGAATCAGTTGTCACCATGTTAAGTCTCATTTGTAGTGACTTAGCACCCTCAATATTAGTCAACTTAGCGTCCTCATTAACTTTAGACGCAATCATTCTCGTACTATTAAGGTAGTTTGGTGCGTTTGGAACAATAGCCTCAAATCCAGCGTCAAGATAAGCAATTTCATTACCACTTATACTCTTACTCGTTACAGTTCTAACCTCGGCACTGATAGAAGTTCCTCTTGTTGTTACATTTTGAACAATTGGAGTAATAATTTCAAATGGCATGTTTTGAGTTGCTGTGATATTTGGTCCTCCGGTAGATCCGGTAGTGCCCATATAAAGTTTGGGGAACCCAACATCATTACTCCTATCATCATTACTAGCATTAAACTTCTCAGACATATCAAGTTTGATATTATAAGAATCAAAAGTAATAGAACTTCCGATAGAAACATCACTCAAGGTATGAGTTTTATTAATTCTATGAAGACAAACTCCACCGAGTTCATACTTGTAAACTGGAGTTCCGACAGGATATGTAATCGGATTACTTCCTCTGGAGATATTACCACCAATAGTAGTTCCATCAACACTAGAGTATTCAATAATTTCTTCCCCAATCAAGAGATATCCTGTATTTGTGGTTCCAACACTAACATTCTCAAAGGTGGAGAAAGAATCTGCATTTACAACAGATATACCAGACGTAGAGTTAGAAGCATACTCAGCACTCAACTTAGTTGGTTTAACATCTGGAAGAACTCCGGAGATAATAACTCTATTATCTGGGAAGTACATTCCATGGTTTTGATGATTAACCTTAATATGAAGTCCATCAGAAATTTCAGTGATAGCATTAATTGTGACATTTCCACCAGGTGCGGCAGGTAGATCATTATTCAGAGTTCTAGCAATACCCACACTATCAAAGAAGTTAAGCACTCCGACACCAGCACCTGTCTTAAATTCTCCTTGAACATTATCAAGAATAAGTTCACTAGTTTTACCAATACCAGAAACTGTAAGTCTTACATTTCTACCAACTGATGCTGCACCAATCGTATCAATTCCGACAACATCACCAGTTTGATATCCATTACCACCAGAACCAGTAATAGTTGCTGATGTAACAGCACCATTAGTAACTGCAACAGTGGCTTGAGCACCCCTACCATTTCCTGTTAGTGTTACTAGATCAACTCCAGTGAATGTAAAAGACCCATCAGTTGGAGTTAATCCAATACCCGCATTAGAGACTGTCAATGAGGCACTTGGAATTGTTCCTGCGACACCGATCAAAACTCCACTACTATTAGATGGATTTATGGTTCCAATGCCCTGGAAGAATAAATTTCCAATCTCATAGTTGGCATCTTGAACGGTAGTTCCTAAACCAACTCTAATTTTTCTAGAGGAAACCTCAAGTGCATCTGGTTGAAGAACAGGTATCTGTCTATTTCCTTCGGATAGTTCTGGACTATAGAAATCGATAGTGCCAGATTCAAGGAAGTCTGCTCTATACATGATAAACTTAAGATCTTCCCACTGACTTGCTTCCCAAGTTGAAGCATTCTGAGACTTAAACAAAGATCCAAGATATGGTTGGTTTGAGATGAATGAATCACTCAAGAGATCATTCTCTCCAATTCTAGAAATATAAACACTATACTTAGTAGAGTTAGATGCAAGAGCGATTGCATATTCATTACCACCTTCTAAGAAAACAGGAGCTTTGAATTCAATTGTTGTTGCTACTGAACCATCATCAGATGTATCAATATCTGCAGGATCAATAACAATTTCAGAGAATGGAAGAACCTTTTGAGTCGGGAATCCATTTTCCATTGTTCTGATCTGGAACACCAGAGGAACATCATTATCATCTTTTGTCCTGAAAAACACATCACACTTGGTGATGAATACGCCAGTCTCTTCCTCAACCAGGAATGATTGTGCAAGAGGGTCATACCAACCAACCACCGCTGTCGTAGTTGATTGATTTGTAACTTGAGAACCAACGACTTCGGTTCCAAGACTTCTGTTTACGTTTCTTTCCTGGAACTCCTGCCTTCTTTCAATTCTTGCGTTTCTGACGGAAATGATATTTTCCTGAACCGTTTCAAGTGTTCCGGAGGAAGTAAATACTTCTTCGGCAATGGTTGTTGCTATATTTGGATCATTATCCTCATCATTAGTTAAAGTAAGTGTTTTTGTTCCCGCCTCAAATCTTGGGTGATTAACACTATTTGGATTAGGAATGAAGAAACTACCTGACAAATTTGAAGCAATATCAGAAATTAGTCTATTTCCTGTTATAACTGCTTCTGCACCACTAGTAGATCCTTTAAGAATCATCCCCTCAGAAATAAACCCAGAATACTGCCCCTGAGATTCGTTCGATAATGAAAATGTATCAACATTTAATATTGTTGATGTTGCAGAATATATGGCGGATAGAGGAGTTCCATCATAAGGACTTTCTCTGAATACTTGATCAGGTGCATTATATTCTCCCTCTCTATGATTTGATTGTGCAACTCTAAAAGTAATTCTTGGATCTTCATTAACTAATCTTCTTGCAACGGGTGCAAGTCCAGGTCTAGCCATTCTACCAATAACAGTTTCTCCAATCTGGAATGTTCCAGATGTCATAGAAATTTCAAGAAGTTTTGGAACACAGAATTCATCAACCTGCTCTCCATCAAAAAATGCGTGCATTCTTGTGAGGGGTTTCATTCTCTTAGCAATAAATTCAACGTTTCTTGATCTCATAAATGGAACGAGATCTCTACTTACTGTTCTGTCTCCTACAGACTCACGGTCAAACTGCTCATGAACAAATAACTGGCTACCAGTTCTTGTTTCGACTCCAGTTTCAATGGTTTCTCTAACAGTATCTTCAATAGTCGATGTGGTTTGATCTACAACCCATTGTGCCGTACCAGAACCACCATTGATCCAACCGCCAACACCTCTTCTGCCACCATTCTGCGTTGTTGTTCTTCTTTCAGTTGTATCATTAAAGTCAAATCCAGTCCAATTAGTTTCCCATGAATTCCAAAGAACAGGAGCAAAACCAGTTTGTGGATCAAGATTTTCTGTTTGTTGAAGGATCTCAATTTGAGATGCATAATCACCTTCAATATCAATAACTTTAGGTTCAATTCTTACAGTATCAACCCAAGTATCAGATACTGGACTTAACTCCATACTTCCCTGCCAGAAACTAATCAAGAAAGGAGTGACACTCTCTGTTCTAGTTGCAAATGGTTGATTAATATATTCAACTTCACTATAATCGAGAGTAATTACATCATTTGCCTTTCTTATATTATTTCCTTCAATGGTTGCAAAATTAAGATCTGCGGTTGAGTCTACATTAACAACAGGACCAAAAATAAGATCGACCGAGTTTGTGTAATGTCTTGGTCTCAACTCTTTGTGTGCCCTATCAATACTGTTTTTTACTGGTGCGCTCGTCTCTTGAGCAGCAAATCCAGTAAAATTATCTACAAAGAAACCAGACTTAAATCTGTTTAATCCATCACCATCTGGGAGAAATAGATTTGCTGTATTTGTCTCAAGTAAAGAAAGTGATGTGTAATACTCAAGACTTGAGATTCTATTATCAAGTTTCTTGATATCCTTCATCTGGTATCTCTTGTGTTCCAAGAACTTCAGAGATGCCTGCTTAACATTATAGAGATAAGGAGGTAGAGTAACCTTAGCAACCTCTAAAGCATCATCAATTGGATTCGGTGGTTGTGGTAATTCTGATGGAGTTCCATATACAATTTGAAATTTTCCTTTCTTATCTAAAAATACTCTATCAATTCTTCCAAGATAATGAGAAAATGTTGTTAGTATAGCCTCATCAGATGCTAATGCATTTGTAGCTGAATTTCCTGAACCATTAAAAGTTCTTCCAAAAAATTCAAGAGGTGACCTTGTACCTTCCGAGACAGTATATTCAGAAACTCTCGGTCTGATGTCAATTATATCAGTATTCGCATCTCCATTAATACTTTTAATTTCCCTGCTATAGTCAAAATTCTTATATGACTCTACGGTAGTAAGATCTCCATTGTCTGTTGAATCAAAAGACGCACTCTTATAGTAAATCTTTAATTTTTTAGTGGGAGCAGACTTTCCTTGTTTTAGAATAATTCTTCCCTGATCGTAAAAAGTTTCCTCCTGACCAGTTCTAAATTTATAATTATCCGATATATCAAAACTATCAGAATTTAAAACAGATATTACAGATTGAATTGCTGTTTCTTGGAAGATAATAGTTTCTCCTTCCACAAACTTCTTATCGTTTTTAGAGATATATGATATCTGTGAAGAAGTGAGTTTTTCTGCTACGATTCCATTTGCTCCAGAGGTTTGTCCGATAAAAGACTCTCCAACTAACAACTCTCCTGTTGTAGTAGATGTACTACTAATATTAATAAGAGAAACTTTGGGTGCAGTAGCATTATTAGTATCCGCAGATTCAAAAACACCATGAACTTCAATAATATCTGGAACGTTTAAGGAAATGGTGGTATCTTGAACTCTAGTTCCATATGGAAAATTACCATTACCATAATCCAATCCATCATTTAATGTTGTTGATCCAATTCCGGAAGCCTGAACGTTTGATTTGTCAACGATTAAAGATTTAACTCTGTTCTTGATTTTAATTTTTGAAGTTGGTTTAATCTTCTTTAATGATGCAATAAGAGATGCTCCAGTATCATCAGCACCAAGACCATAAATGTTTAATCCTGTTCCAGCAGTATTAATAGATATTTTATCTGCAGATAATGCTTCAGTTACTCCATCACTTCTAATAAGTGCGTATCTTTCTTCATCAAACGGTAAGAAAGTCTCATTAACATCAGCAATTAATTGAGAAGCAAGTTGATTATTGGTAATATCAACACTAAATACTTTTCTTATTGTTAGAGATGCGTCGGTAAAATCAACAGTGGCAACATCGGTTTTTGGTAGTCTTGTGTAAAGTGTACTGTCGGAAGAAGGATCAAGTTTTGTTGTTACTAACTTAAAGTCATTTACGTTGATATTGGATGTTGGAAGAGCACCAAATGCAATTCCTGGGACACGAGTTACTGCACTAAGTCCAATACTATCAATACCAACACTAGAAACCCTTGCAACCGAAATATCAGTTAAAGTTAATGCAGTATTAGTATACTCAACAAGATCCCCAACTTTAAATAATCCGGGAAGTGCATCACTGGTGCTTCTTACTGTACTAACTCCACCAGATGCAGTAGATATAGTTGCAACACCAACATTAATTACTGGAGACTGAACAACATCAGCAGCAAAAGTATTAATACCAGTTGTTCTATCATTGCTTCCAAAGACAGATTTTACATCGGATAAACTGTATGTAGTCACTGCAATAGCAATTCTGCCGTCAATAATTCCATCGAACACCAGGGCTTCATTAGGAATAAAGTCCCCCTCTACCTCATACAAAGATACTGCATTTGAGTCTGAGACTGCATCTTTAATAAATGCAGTTGCACCACTATTATTACCCTGAACAAAAGTAGGGACAGAAAGAGTTGTTGCTTGATTAAGAACCAAATCTACTGTTGTTTGAACATCATACAGAGAAAGATTCCACTCATTTAGACTACTATTAGTAGTGCTATAAGAACCAGACTCTAATCTGTAATCATATACTCTAGCAACACCAATTTCTCTACCGGCAGGATTCGGAACTCCTGAGTCTCCATCTGTTAAAATACCTACTCTTTGATCTCTTAAACTAAGAATGTATGTATTACCAACTCCAACATCTGGTGCTCTCCAAGTTCTATTAACTTTCAGTGTTGGACCGGTATTATAAATTATTGATTGATCATCAATAGTTGCAGTTGTTCTTGGTTTGGGAACATCAATAAAAGTAACACTAGAAATATCAATATCATAACCACGAATAAATGCTCTACCTGGAGAGAATTTATACAGCATCAAGTCATCAGATGGAGTTTGTCCTCCAAAAGTCAACTGGCCAGATTTAAATACACCTCTGTTTCCTATTCCATTATTAAGGGACTCATGAACGGATAAATCAAATGCCTTTACATAATAATCACCAGATTCTGCATAAGTTCTTTTTGCTAAAATATCTCTAACATCAAGATGTCCTGGTCCTCCACCAAGATCTCCTCTGTCTGCTTTTGTTTTTATATTTCCATCTTCAATAATTGCTAACTCAACAAACTGATCATCATTGTAGTCAGTTAGTGATTTTTTAAACAAACTTACAGAAATTTTAAGTCTATCTGCACCTGGAGCTGAGTAGTTATTAAATCCTTGAGAGTTATCATTCAGAGAATCATCTTCATCAGCATTGACAATTGTCTCATTTACGAATAGACCAACCCTATAGTTAGGATTATTACTATACTGATCAAGAATTAGAGTTTCTGTATTAACGTTAACAAAATGCCCACGAATAAAATATACACCTTCTTGAATTTGAAAAGCAGATCCAGTAGCAGATGCTTCATCTGAAATTGTTGTTGCAAAAGGTGATCCAGCAGATATAGTGCTATTCCCAAGGAGACCAGAAGCAATAACCTGATTACATGTTAAGTTTTCTCCATCAGAGAAAGTTTGAGTTGAATTATTTGTAGTGCTAGAATTAAGATAATTAATATAAAGTGTAAGATTTCCTCTTTCAGAATCATCTGACAAAAGAACCTTATCTACAACAGCACTTACTCCAGATGTTTCTCCAGTAATTTTAGTTCCAACCAATTGTTGAGCATATGCTGCAACAGGAACACCCAAATAAGTATTTTGTAGTTGAACGCAATAATATAATTGAGTATAACCAGTATTGCCTGGAATTACCTTAGCACCCTCTTTGAAAAAGTGCTGGCCAAACTTCTCAACCTGATTCTGAAGAATCGATTGTAAAGTAGTTAATTCTCTTGCTTGAACTGGATAACCAGGTTTAAATAGCACCTTATGGTAATCATCTACCGGATCAAAATCATCAAAATATGGTGCTACATTAAGGTTCGTTTGCTGTGGCATAATTCTTTAGAACTGCAAAATAATTTTGATATCTTCTTTTTGGTTAGATGATCTGGTGATCGAAGGTCTATTATCAACATAAATGATATTTCCTGCGTGTTTTTTAACCTCAGGACCCGCAACTCCACTTGTAAATGACTGACCAAGATAATATGTACGATTATTTATTACAGTAGTGATACCAGTAAAGTTAGAGTCAATACTTAAATTAGATCCACTTGAGGGTGTAATTACAACACTACCACCAGTATCTGGTGAGGATGTAAATTCAGTCAAATTAAATCCATAAGATGGATTTGTAATTCCAATTCCAGCAGTTGTAAATCCAACAAGAGATCTATCTTGCCAATACTTAAGAACTCCAGTTGTTGTGTTATAACTAACAACTCTACCAACCGCAGTCGCTCCAGTTCCAACAGTTTGAGTAAATGTTGAATCTGCATCAAATGTGGCCGAACTGTATCCAACTCCAGTCAATTTAAGAGCACTAAGAACACTTGCTTTATCAGAAGTTAATACGTTTCCAGTAGAAACTTCTGGATTTTCAATAACTCCTACTCTTGCAATTTGATTACCTGTAATAAAATCGGGGTTTTCATTGTCATTTTCAATTCTAGAATATAGAAGAACATTATATGCACCCAATTCTCTATAAATGTCCTTTCCATGCCCACCTTGAGGAGACATAATTACATCAAAAGTTGGAATAGTGGTTCCTGTAGGAACACTACCTCCTGATAGATTTACGCTTCCATAAGAATAATTTGATCCTTGATTGGAAATAGTGACTCCACTAACTTTTGCATCTGCTCCAACAGTAATTGTACATTCAGCACCAGATCCATCACCTTCGATCGGAACTCTTGTATAAGTTGAATTAGCAGTTCCAATGCCAACTCCAGCATTAGTAACTGTTACAATCTTAATTGATCCATCTACAGCATTATCTCTCACGGCAGCATTATCACCACTAGATGCCCAATTAGAAGGAACTGGCATAAAGTCTGTAGACTCAAACTTTACAACTTCATTCGCTTTAATAGTATACAAATACTTCCAAATATAACCATCACCACTTGATCCTGCAGATCTTGGTTCTAAATCGGTAAATGTTGGTTCATCAAGAGATGGTTTTCCATTGGGATTATCTGGATCAGTTCCATTCTGTAAGCAAATATAAACTTTAAAATCACTATTAATTACATAGTAAAATGCCGAATACAAATTAGTGGCACCAGACACAGCTGCAGTATTGGTGACGCTGTAATCATGCCGATACATGTCATAAGTTGTTCCTGATGTCCAAGTTCTCTTGGGGATTACTTGTCTAACATCAGAAGAATTAATTTTTTTCACTGCAATCATCGTATCCCAATAATCATTCTCTTCACTAAAATTATCTTTTGGTGCGGGGGGAGATGAGTCCCAATCACTTTGATAATCTGCAGGATTTGGTAATCCAATGAAAGAATAATATGCATTGGAACTGGAAGTAACTCCAGATACAAAATTTTTCGCATTCAGAATTCTAATCTGATCAGTTATAATTGCAGCCATTTTGTGTCAGTTAAACGGAGTTTTTTTTTATTTATTCAACATTATGTATCATAATTTTTAAATCTCAATTGGGCAGATCTCTCCACTCTTGTTGATGTGGTAATTCCTAGAATACCATTCTCAGTATATGCAGTGTAACTATTCAACCCTGTTCTTGAAGAAATTGTTATGTTACCCCAACTGTAGTTACCATATCCAGCAACAGTGGATTCAGATTGTGTCGTAATACCAATATCAAATGAGTCATTAATATTGACTGCCACTCTTCTGCAAACAGTTGTTCCAATTCCAACACCAGCAGCGTCCAGACGGATTGTTCTTTCAATGTTTTCTACACTATGGACAACATATATGTTATCAACAAAAGACTTACCAATGCCTGATGCTGTCACTCCAGCTCTATCAAATGCTGTAATAGACGTTGTTGCTGATCCAACATTTGAATTAGAAACGATGAAGTAATCATTGACTCCTATTGCACTAAGAGTTACTGCTGTTCCAACTATGGAGGTATCTCTTAATTTAGAATCAAAAGGAATATGTAAATCAAATACAAATTGTGTAGTGACGCCACTACTAATTGTTGTGGTTCCAAATCCAACAATAACTCCAGAGTCACCTAGATAACTTTCAACTTCATTTTCTTCTTCACTATAACCTGGTTCACTTATGAGCACTATTGGTGGATTTGTACTAGTATATCCAGTTCCAGCATTATCGATAGTGATGGAAGAAATCGTTCCTCCTGCACTGATCACTGGATTTCCTAATGCAGTTGTAAGTCCAAGATGAGGAACAAGGTGAGAAGTTGATCCAATTGTAACTGTAGCAGTGCTATATCCAACACCACCATTAGAAAGAACAATAGATGAAATAGTTCCAGTGTCGCTCACAACAGCAGTTCCTGCTGCTCCAGATGTTACTACCTGTGATGCGAACTTAAACTTATTCTGGAAAGTTAAAGAAGTGTCATTTTCATTTCTTGCATTAAACAGTGGTCTTAATCTATCAACATAAATTGATGTGGACCCAATACCAACAGATTTAATGATGTATGCATATGGATGAATTTGCGGTTCATAAAGTTCTCTATCTTTAGAAACACGTTTTTCATCAATAATCTTATCTTCAGTTTGTCTACACCAGGTAACTCTTCTTTGTAAAGTTTCATCTTCTGTATTTCCTGGCCCAAAGTATGGAAATGTTTGAACTTGATCAGTTGAATTTACATTCGTTACTGTTCTAGCATCCTCCTGAAGGAACGATTTTTGATTTGGAGAATCAAATCCAAGAGTTAACGTATCTCCTTTTTTAACGGTTTCGATGACTTCTCTAAAGATAACATCAGTGTCATCACCAGTTCCCTTATAGAAGAGAATCTTACAACTATCACCAACTTTAGGTGGTTCTGTAAATGTAATTACACTACCACCTGGGAATGTGTAACCTTTGCCTGGTTCTTGGAGAATATCATTAATAGTTACAACAAGAACTTTTTCAACGTCAACTTTAGATCCTCTTGACGCTTTAATAGAAAGTTGAGATCCAGAAAGTGTTAGATTAAATGCCCTAGTTGAACCATCAAAGAGAACTGATGGATCATCAAGTGCTTGAAGGACACCAAGACTCCATCCAGTAAATTCATCTGAGAATACTTTTTGAACGGTTAATTCAAATTGCCTAAAATTACTGTATGATCCTGTTGTAGGAATTCCTGTGAGACCCCCAGTTGGAATAGTGAGGATTTCCCCTTCTTTATATCCAACACCTTTATTATTAATAGAAAAATCAATAATACTAGATCCTTGACCAACAACAACGTCAACTGTCCCATTTAATCCAGAATTTGCCGCACCAACATAATTGAGTGGGATATTAGTATATGAAAGTGGATCATCAACAAACAGGGACAATGGCCTGTTGACCTTACCACATCTATTATAGAAATGAGGGCAAGTCGAGGTTCCAGTGTTTACAACGAAAGACGTAGGAGAAAGAACTGCAATTACTGAGGAACCACCAGATGCAAAATCATTTCCAGTAGCAGACTTATTCTTTTTCCTTGGAGCATCAATAATAGCACCCTGAATTGTTCCACCACTCTGATAGAAAGTTGGAACTGTAGATATTCCAGTGTTAACAACGAATTGTGTTGTACTCAGTACCTCAATAACTTTAACACCACAATAAGCTGGATCGGTAGTTCTTGGATATGTGTGAGTTGATGAACCATTATCAAGACCACAAGTAAATGCGATACCAGTTAGAACTACACCTTTTCCTACCTGTAATTGGTGTATGGCAGATGTAGTGATTGTAGTAACCCCACTATTGTTATCATAAAGAACATTTGAAACGTTAACAGGTGGTGCATAAGTACAGGTGAATGCTATACCTGATAATTGAATCGCTTCACCCGCAGATAAACCATGATCAGTAGATGTTGTAACAGTTGTTATTCCTGTGATTGAACTATAACCAACGTTAGTGATTGATTTTTCTGGATAGAACTGTGCAGTGGTATTAGTAACCGAAATAGCAGTTGAAACACGTCCATTAATTATAGTAGAGAATCCAACGTGATAGATAGAAGTTTCTACACCAACACTTGTAGAAGCAGCACTTATATTGACAAATCCAATTGGAGGATTAGACACACTAATTAAAGTTTGAGTTCCTGTTGGAATTCCTACAGTTGTCTCATCATCTATATGAAGTCTTACAAAAGTGGATGCAGATGATACGATAGTGCCAGAGACAAATGAGTCTGTTAATTTTCCAAATGTTATTTCACAGTTAGAACCACTGTTTAATTGTGGAAGAATATCAAGAACACTTCCAGTATTTGGAATGAATATTTCAGTTGATCCAATTCCTACAAACTCATTGGTATTAACAAGGAATTCATACTTCTCAGATGCTCTATATCCAGATCCAGTGTTACCAATGGCAACATCGGTAAGAATTCCAGTGTTAGTTACCTTAGCAGTTGCTCCAGCAGAAACAAGAGGTTGATATCCAAATCCTTCCGAAGATCCCATAGAAAGCAGAACACCACCGACAGGTAATCCGGAAGTATTGGCATCTGTAGTTGTAGATGATGCAGTTCCAGTAAATGTAATGGTGGTAATACCAGAATTTTCACTTAATGTAAAGTCTCTACTTAATCCAGGACCTTGCAGAATATCATTAATTAGAACAACTGCATTACCAGTAGAAATTCCAGTAATATCATTTGATCCTACACTTGTTAAAGTATATGCAGAAGTATTACCATCAAATTTATTAGAGAGACTATCAAAAATATAATTTGTAGAATAAGTATCATCTGTATCATCTTCAATACCAGATCTCATAAATGTTCTTCCTTGGAAAGAAGAACTTTGTGTAATACCCTCCCAATCTCTTTCATCTGGTCTGTTTGTTGTACTACCAATTGGTTGACCACCGAAAGGTGCTTCAGCGAAGTGAAGAGTACTGTCAGTAATATTGTAATTTCCTACAACTTTAGTAATTGCATCTCCAGTAGATCCAATACCAATTTTTGTTCCAAGTTGGCCTCTTCTAACTGTAACTGCATTTGTGCTTCCAACTCCAACAGCAGTAATTTTCATGATCTCATTACCCATTTTAATGAGATCAGATCCAAAGTATGATTGTATACCACTCAGTGAAATAATATTATCAACAGTGCTAACATTAGTAGAAAGACCGGTTGTCTGCGAAGTAGAGACGATTGGAGACTGAATTAAATTGTCAAGTGCAAGAAGGCATCTTGCATTTTGATTGGTTGAACTAAACCTATGTGAAGTTCCAATTCCAACACTAGTAATATCAATGGGAACTGGAATTTTCTTCAATGCATTTTCTGCAGAAGATGCAAGTTTAATCTTATCATCATTAACTTTAATCACAAAAATATCTTGTTCAATAGGTAAGTATTCAGTATTACCAAGTCCAGCAAAATTAGTCTCCCCAATACCAATAGAGGATGTAATTCCGCCATTTCTATCATATCTAACTTTTTCACCAGAAACAAAGAAGTGATTCGGAATATTAATTGTATCAGCACTGATACTAACAATATTTGAATCATTACCTAAGAAATACTTTTCAAATATCGGTGCAGACCTATGCTCCAAAGTGAAAGTCTTCTTAACAGCATTTTCTGTTCCTTCATATCTTGCATAATTTGATACGAATAATCCATTACCAAAACTCCTTTCGTCTCTACTATCATCTTCAAGTCTTAGTGCTTGAGTGAAAGTCTTTACATCAACAGCGATGTTTGCCTCTGGAGTAAATGTTATGGAAACACCACCACTAGAATTTACTCTTGCACCAAAAGTTCCAAGCCCTGAATATGGCATATTATTTGGTGTCTCAACAATACCAAAGTCCTGAACCTCTACTTCTCCAGTTCCATCTTCATTACTATCCGTATCAATAAGAATAAGTTCTCTCATTTCATAAGTATCATTCGTTTTATCCGTGATTGATACCATGAAATATGCGGAATCATAATCTGTGGCATACTCCCCAACAGTTGTAATACCCGGAGTTCCTGTAGATGCAATTGATGTTGATCTACCCTCAAGAAGAGCATGTTTCATCTGATCGGTGCTGATTCCAGATATTCCATCAGTTCCAAAACCTATTTTCAAAGTATTAGAAGTTAATGCAACACCTACACTTGGTATGAAGTCAACTTTCAGTGTACTACTATCAAGATATGGATAGTAAGTTCCAAATCCCAATCCGGTAAATGAAGTACTGTTTTCATTTGATACCAATCTACCAAATTCAGTTATACTGACATTAGTGTCATCATGAATAATATTTAATTCATCATATTGGTGATCGTTAGTGCTTGGATCAGAGATGAGGGACATAACCTTCATCGATCTGGTTGTTGCCGCAGTAGATACAACTGTTGTTCTAGATCCAGCACCAGCGGGAACAGCAACACTGTTTGTGCGGATATCTACACTACTATCACCTAATATGATAGAAGTTCCAAGACCAACAACATTATCATCTAAATGATATGCAAGGCTTACAATTTGATAATCATTAACTGCAAAGTCGATTGGGAAAAACTGTAGAGAACCTTGTGTTCCAGAAACCTTAAAGTCAAAATCTCCAAGATCTCCCACACTGGTCATTCTTCCATATTGATTCATGAATGAAATCTGTCCATCTTGAAGTAAAGATACAATACCAAACTGCCTCTCACTATCAAATCTTTCATCCTTAAAGTAAATAAAATACTTTAAAAATCTACTAGTACTAACATTAAATTCATCAATCAGTTGGAATCTAGTTGCTCTAGGATTACTATTGAACAGATGACTTATATCATCAAAATCAACAGCTCTGTTTCCAGAAGATTCAAAAAAGTCTGTTAAAATTCTACTTGAGAAAATAATTTCATCCGAGAAGATACTACCACCAGCATTTAAAGAATTTTCTAAAGCAAGATCAAAATCATAAGTACAGTTAAAATCTCCAATACTGTAAAGATCATTAACTGAAGTGAAATATGATAACTGTGTAGATAATCCAACTCGCATTGAATTTTGTTCAACTTGCGAAAGATCTGCAGGAGTTTCCAATTGATAATCGGAGAATTTTTTAAAACCAGCTGTGTGATTTGTTGTACTTACAACATCGTCCCAGGTATCAAAATCAACTCTCGATCTAATTGAATATGAAAAATTTTGATAATAGAAACTATCTTGTATTCTTTGTAAATTAGAATTAAGAAATCCTGAGTCAGTGACAGATCCTCTAACAACTCTAGATGATGCATCAGTATTGAGGATAGAATCATACACCGTTATTCTATCAACGACTCCTTGAGTTTTGGAGGAAAGTCCCTCAATAATTTCTCCTTTAGTGAAGTTTTTGGATGTTGAAACTCTAAGCGTTCCCGTTTTTCTATCCCAACTTTCCACAATTCCTGAAGTTGTAGGAGATTTAGCTTCTTCACCATCAAGGAATTCGTTATCCTTGAGAGTGACATCAAAAATTGGGAAATGCCTTTCCGCGATAAATCTTCCGGAAGAATTGAAACTATCAAATTTACCAAAAAATTCACTCTTACTTGCATCAAGTAAACCCTCTCCACTATAAGAAAAAGTTGCACCAACCCCACCCAAATTTTTATCTACGTAGATAACTGGGAATAACTTGTAGTTGTGAGCAGAAGAATTAAAATTCACTCCCGTTGAACCAATACCCACACTAATATTTTCAATCAGTACTTTATCACCAACTTCAACTGGGAACTCATCTGATGCACTGAATCCAACGGATAATTCAACAGTGACTTGATTTGTCTCTGTGTTAAATCCAATCGTACTAATTCCACAACCATTGGTATTGAAGATAGGTAATATAGTGGGAGTGGTGTTACTAATTCCCTTTGTGTTTTTAAGAATGTTTACTTGATTATCTCCAAGTTTATAATCAAGATCCACATCTTTAATTTGTTCATTAGTTTTTCCATCAAATACCAATAATTTTGGTGCTGAAGAGTATCCTCTTCCGCCAGAAGAAATACCAATAAAACCAAAAGATTTTAAAGATTTAATCTTAATAATATTTGGAAGCGTAATCGATGGTCTAAGTGTTTTATCTGATGGGAAATCGAATCCAATATCTTTAATTTTGGTCTTGGTTATCTTTCCGATCTGATTACTATCTGCTTCTAAGATTACTCCTTTGCCACTTGTGCTGGTAACAGTAGTAATACCTGGCAGAGATTGATAACCTTTACCACTATTAATAACTTCAACTTTTGTTATTGGACCATCTGCATGAGTACAGGTAGTTTCATAGGTAATATTAGCTGCAGTTGTTGATGAAATATATGAGGACTCTTCCGGAATTACACCCACCGTAAAACCAAAAGAATTAGTTCCTGCAACAGATACTTTATTTTTTCCATTATAAAGACTCTTAGTAATGGAAATAGTATTGTTTGAAAATACTTCATCATCAATATTAATTTCTGTTTTCTCTACAGGAATCTCACCACTCTCATACGTTAAGTCAAGTCTATAATACAACTCCTCAGGAGTATTTTCGTTAACTTTTAAAACAACTTTTGCTGCACTATCAACACCAACTACACCATCTCTAGTTACATCATAGTTTTTATTATCACTAATTTTTCCAACATATTTGTTAGAGAAATTTTTATCATGGTATAAATTAAACTCAAAGGAAGGATAAGTTGTAGATTCGATTGTATGTGAGAGAGTTGAACTTGTTAAATCAAAAGTAACGGTAGAATCGCGATACAACTTTAACGGTGGATTAATCGGATTAATTACACCGCCACCACCAGTGCTAGCTATCCCAACCGTAGTTGGGATATCCATAATGGCATTTTTATATGTGGTAGAAAGTTGGAATGAATTACTATCAATTATAGAAATATAATAGATTGCATTGTTTGTAAGTCCTTCTGTTGGACTAGAACTAGTTTCGGTATATACAACTTTTTGTCCGTGAGTTAATTCATGTTTCTCAATAGTAATCACCCCAGTGGAGGTATTAATTCCGGTTGAAGTATATGATTTTGGATCTATAATTAATTTTCTGTTAAAATCATTATATGAAATATTGAATGCTGATGTAACACCTGGATTAACATCCAGAATTACATCATGACCAACTTTAATACCATGAGATTGTCCTGTAGAAACTGTAACGGTGTTCTTACTTATATTTCCAGTAATAACACTATGATTAGTCTTAAGACTATGGTAAACACCTGTTCCCACTCCAATGAATGATAATGTGGTGACAGTTGATGAACCACCTACTTTTCCTTCAAACATTCCAGTGGTTCCAAGACCAACTCGTGCGGTTGCTAAACCAATCAAATTATCTGCGACCTTAGCTACAAAGAAAGTAGTCCCATCGGTGACTGTCTGTCCAATTCCAATAAGACCAAAAGCACTTGGATCTGCACTATAATTAAATCCACCACCAGCTAGAGTGCTAGTGTGATTATCCTGGGCAATGAGTGCCTTTCCTCCATTTGGAGAATATATTACTTGATCACCGGTCTCAAGTCCATGATCTTTAATAAAGAGAGTTTTAGTTGGTATAATAATAGAAGTTGCACCAGCTCCTGGATTTTCAAAGAATATTGTACTTCCAATACCAACTCCACCCGTGCTGCCTAGTCCAACAGTCTCAACTGGATTAAAATAAATTTGTTTATTTACTCTATAAGAAATATCAGTTTTAAATCCTGCAATGATGCTTAGTTTTCTTTCAGATACAGTTACACCTGTTCCGACCGTATGAGCAACTCCAACAACTCCATTAATAGACCTAAGAACTCTGACTCTTGATAAACGATTATCAACATTTAGGACTTTTACTTTTTCTGTTCCAATTCCAAGAATATCATTCTCTCTAATATTTGGATAATTAAGATTTCCGGTTAAATTAAAGTAGGTGACTAATCCAGTGTAACTAACAGTTCCAACTCCATTAGTTGAGATTCCTACACCAGCAATTTTAAATACATTTGTGCCAATACCAGCAGCATAAATTCCTTCAAGATCTGCTGCAGTTGTTGATACTCCACTTACTGATATCGTATCAAAATTGGATATGTTATGTGGGTTATCAGCAAACAGTAGATATCTATTCTTTCCATCCGGATAAAATTCAACATTTTCAATAGAACTTGTGGCAACACTCACACTATCAACAGGTTTTCCTAGAATGTGTGAGACCCTCGCAGAAACGCCTGTACCACCTGTTTCTGACTCATTGAATACAACTGGGTCTCCTACTTTATAATTGTCTCCACCTGTTATAATACCAACACTGGTGACTCTACCTTTTTCTGCATTTACAACCTCAATTTTTTGAGTTAAATTTGCTGGTAAAGAGAGATATTGATACTGAACATCCTTATCATCAAAGAAATTAAAAGGAGTAGTATTTTTTATATAATCAGTGGTATTAATTTTATAATCATCTTGATTTGATACTCTGGAGAAATTAAACTCATTAGGTTTTGCATGAAAATTTTCTCCGACCAAATATGGGAATTTAGGTCTCCTAAAGTTAGTAAACGGAGATTGTGTGTCTGCTTCATCAGTTGCTATCGTAGCAAAATAAGCGTAAGTTCCATCAGGAAAATCCGGTGTAACACAATGTCTTCCGTTATTTTCATCCAAAACAGTTTCATTCGTTTTGTTTTCATATACAAAATCATTAACAAAGAAACCCGACGGCCATGTTGTTAATGGAGGTCTTTGTGGTGCAGTCGCTCTTTCAACATATCCACTCTCCATGATGGTGACTGCTCCGCCAGATCTTGACGTATATCCATATGGACCATAAATTGGATGTCCATCATATGCCCATCCAATTATTGGGGAATGATTTTCTGAAACTGCCTCTTGTTTGGTGTTAACATTTATTCTTAAATCAGCATCTCCATAAATTTCATTACCATCACCATCAACTGAGTTTATTGACTGTCTTAGTTTTCTTGGTGCATATATGTGACAATATTGCGATCCAAAATTTTCATTAGTACCAGTACTGATAACTCCATCATCATCCTTAAGTGAAAAAAGATATTTCTGAAATAAATTGACTCTCCATATTTGCAGATTTGCCTTTAATACTTCACCTTCTCCTGCATGAATTACATTAATTGTAGTTGTGCTTTGATTATATCCTAAACCAGGTTCAAGTACTTTAACTGATGTTAGAGTACCATTACTCAATACTGGAGTTATAACAGCTCCAATTCCCTCTCCCTGAATTACAAGATCTGGAGGGGAAAGATATTGTTTACCAGAGTTTAGAACGAGAACCTCTTCAATTCTTCCCTCATTGACAATCGCTAGGCACTGTGCATCTTCACCAGAAACAGCTATAGCAGAGGGAGGTCTATCTAAGTTCAAAACTTCAGAAACACCATAACCAACACCATTATTGGATAAATTAACTGATGTAATCTGTCCTCTGAAAATAGGTTGTAATTGTGCTTGGAAAGTTTCTAAACCAATAGAAGAGATGCCAATCTGTCCAGTGATAGAAACAGAAATTGCTGGATAATTAAATGAGTGTGTTCCGGCCCCTACAGAAGTTAAATCAATATATTGATTTGTTTCATAAAAATATCTTTTTGTTGACGTTGTTAAACCAACATTCGCTAATTTAAAATTATCATCATCTACTTTAATTACATAATAGTCAGTCCCATCAGTTAAACCACTGATAGCGGAAGATCCTGCACTATAGTTTATTATCTCCCCAGACTTATAATCATGATTCTTTATATTAATGGTGTCTTGAGATGTGCTGATTCCAGAAATTCCTGAAGATCTTTTTTTATTTTCATATCCATCACCACTACTAATTACCGAAACTGATTCAAGGATCGATTTTTTCTTTACCGTTTCAAAACTATGAGATCCAATACCAAAGTCAGTTAATACTACGGTATTAATACCTGAAATAACATCAGAGAGAGTATTATGCAATTTTATCGTGATATTATTAGTCGTATTTACAAAATACTTTGCGTCTGTTGTTAAACCAGCAACACCAGATTGACCTTTAGTTCTGTATATAACTTGCTCACCATCTCTTAGTTTGTGAAAAGTTGAGAATCCAATAGTATTAGGATCAGTTGCATCAACTGTGCTTACACCAGCAGAACTTGCTTCAGCAAAAAATGAAATTGAATGGTCAATCAATTTCATATTTGGTTCAACTACTGCCCCAATACCGTTGCCACCTGTGATAGTGATAACTGGAGTTTCATCATAATCAAATCCAGGATCTAAAATTCTTATAGATTCCAAAGATCCAGAAACTGCAATATTTCCAGTAGCTCCTGTTCCCACTGAGTCACTAATTAGTAACTGTGGGGGGTCAATAATATCAAAGTTATCTCCTGGAGCAAGAACTTCAATATTATCAATCTGTCCATAATGAATAACATCAGGAGATTTGTAATTTAAAATTTCAACACCATTGACTAAGATTCCATTAAAACCCGGTTCCGTTGGAGTTAAATTACCAGTGTGATGAGCACTTAGTGGAATTTCTCTTATGAGTTTTTGTGAACTTAATTCTTTATCTTGAAAATAATATGGTTTTAGAGTATTGCTAGTTACGGTAACCGAACTTTCTACTGATAAGAATTTATTGTTATAGATATCACTCTTACTTTTTGCCAGTTTAACACTTGTATCGGATAATCTCTTAACATAATATAAACCATCAGGAAAGTTATCGCCTAAAGATTGACTTCTAACTTCTTGTATATCAATTTGTCCAGAGTCATTAATAAATTTTTCTGTTCCAACTCCTGCAGAATAATAAACAGGATCTCCAGAATAAAAATTGTGTTTTGAATCCGGAGATATCGTTAACTCCTCTCCTGAGAATGTTCCAGAAAAAGTTACTGATCTATCTGTAGCATTAAGTCTTATTCCCAAATATGATGGTATAGAAGAAGATGCTACGAGGAAATTTTCATCATTATTAAAAATTCCTTGAACATTAGACTGATACAACTGTGCTGATGGGAAATTAGTAGCATCTCCCGATAATACATTCCTTGTGAGTCTATATGTTTTGCTAGAGTTTAAGGAACCTGATCCTTTTATATTGATTGATGTCGCAGAATTTATTCTATATACAAATCCACCAAACTGTGTGGTTCCATTAAGTTCAGTTATATTAACACTATCATTTTCTTTGAAAAAATGTTTCTTATTCAAAATAAATTCATAACTATTATCAGAAGAATCTATTAATTCAATAGAATTAACTAGATGATCCGACGCATAATTATAGAACCAATTATTATAAATTGATGAATCTTTATTATTACCTAGAGTTTTGATTTGTGCAATATCTCCACCCTGGAAATTTTTTGTATCTGCTGGATATACAAAATCGCTCAGTACAGAATTAATTCTAACTTTAATAGTTTCATTTTGATCTTTAAATGATCTTCCATAAGCAAATGTGTTGATACCAATAACACCCGCACTAGGTATTGTGCCTGTTATATTAGTACATCCAAAAAATTGAGTATAGTTCTTTGATGTATAAGATACGACTCCAGTGGTAGTATCATTATAAGTTACAAATAATTCTCCTGTAGTTCCAAAACCAACAGTAGAATCAACATATAAAATACTTGCACCAGACCCCACTTGACTAATTAATCTAGTTTTAGGATGAATTCCAAATGCTCCCCGAATAGCACCTTGAACTTCGACATCTCTGTCATATCCACTATCAATACTAAACTTGTAAAAACTTGTTGCTGACCCTACTTGAAATACCTGAAGTTTTTCTACATCTGTAATTGGGCCATATGCTTTTACTAATCCAGCATCATCATATTCATCTTGAAAGAGAGTTGCTTGTTCTAAGTCAAGAGGATCTCCTTCTATAGACTCTACAACCAAATCGTTTGTAACTCTAAAATCAGAATTTGATGGAGTAAAAAGAAAATCTCTTGGTTTGACTACAACTGCATCTGCATTGTATAAAGATTTAAATAAAATTTCAAAAGACCTATCTGTTCCTCTACTCAGATAAAAATCTTTGGATTGTTTGATGAATAAATTTTGATTCAAATCCTCTGAGAGAGGTCTTTCATCAAGAAGAGGCAAAAATTGATGTTTTGTTTTTACTAAAAATTCTTTTAAGAATAGAGTGCTTAGATTTTGAATCGTAACACCCTTTTTATGAGTTGTTTGTTCTGAAGTAGCAAATACTAAGTTTTCTGGATTTGCATCTTGTTTATATGATGTAATACCAGAAAAACCCCTAATACATCCAGTAAAAGATCCATCAGTTTTTCCAGTATATGTTATAATCTCGTCATCTATTTTAATAAGCCCATAAGTATCAGGAAACCCATCCGTCCCTGTTGGACTATTTGCAAAGTCAACAGATATAGTTGTGTCAATAGCAGATATATCAGCTGATAAGACAACAGATTCAGCAATACTAGTTGTCTCATCAAGTTTAATATAGCGATCAATATTTTGTATCAAATCAATGGGAGCACCTTGAAATTCAAGTGCTTGGTAGTATGATTTTAAAAACTCAGAAATAAGCGGAAACTCATCCCTAACATAAGAAGGGAGTTGATTCTGAACGATGTTATTAAACTGAACTCTTTTTTCTGACATTTGTTTATGATACTATTAGTAACCGCCGTATGAACCGCCGCCGCTGGACGGGGTAGATCCTCCACCAGAGGATGGTGTAGAAGTAGAGGTGGATGTAGATGTAGATGTTGAGGTGGATGCTTGTCCAGTTCCGGTAGTAGAGACTGAACCAGTCGCGAGAGTTGTATTACCAGTTGTAGTTGTAGTGGTTGTGGTTCTGGAAACTGGAACGCTACCTCTACCACCAGGACGCACTAGGACACCATTCGCATAACTGGAGGACACAACATAATTAGATGCTGAAGGATCAGATCCAGAGGAAATTTCATCTGCCACTGTGTCAAAAGTGCTAGTTGATATATCTAATTGCAAATAAAGATCCTGTAGTCCAATCACATCATTTGAAAGAGGACACCCAGATATTTCAATAATTGTCTGGCCAGTTTTTGTTTTTCCTGATAAAATATTGATTGGATTCAATGTTAATACACCCCTCTTATAATCAATTGTTCCAACATTTCTTCTAATAATTGTGGGGCTTGTCGAATTTATAGATGGAACAGAGAATAAAAATAATTCACCTGTTTCTCTGTCTGAATTCGGTACATCGGATATGTAGACATCAGCACCAATACCATCAACTCTAAATGCAGAAGTTTTAATGTTGTAACCACTCATTTTCTTAATATAGAAAGAATTACCAAATCCAATTTGATATTCAACTAAAGCATTTAATGTTACTCTCAAATCTCGTCTCATCTGAATAGTTGTAATATTCGACGTTACGGATTCATGACTATCATCAATTACTTTCAAGAATTTACTGTATTTGAACCTCGCTCCATACTTATTTAACTCAGTTGATTCAGAGTATTTTGTAACATTATTTTGTACGAGAGTTGATACCAATTCTGAGGAATTTGCAAGATTTGTGTTATAATATACCTTAGAATTACTCTCAAGATACAAATATTTTAGATCAAGTATTTCCGGAACAATACCAGCAACTGAATATTTCTTTAGTTTCAGTTTTATATTCTCTTTAATTAAGTTTGGTAAGTAATCACCAAAAGTTGGTTTAATACTAATAAAAACTTTTCCATATTGAGGTGGAACTAATTCTTCTCCACCAAAAACAGAGATAGATTCAGTTTCTGGATAAATTTTTGCTGGAATTATTGTTTCGTAATCATTAGATGTTAAAGCACGATTCTGTGTTGCATATATTCTTGGGGCAAACTTTTTAATTGACTCAACAGTTTCAATATTTTCTCCACCAGAAGCAATAAGTCCTGGAGATAGTAAAGAAACTCCAGATGTTACATTATATTCAGTTCCATTTCTTGTATATGTTAATCTTCCTGCAAAACTAAAGTTTGAAATGCCATTTGCAGCATCACCGTTGCACACAATATAATTTGCAGTGACATAATTACCTTCTTCAAGTGCTTTTCCAAAAATATCATCCCCAAAAATTAATTCATATCTTTCATCTGAAATTTCTTGTAAATAATAGACTTTTGATTCTGAATTAATGTCAAATAAACTATCTTGAAGTGAATATTTTGCTGCAGCTGTAGAAAATTGATTAGTTTTGACAGTAACCCGAATTAAATCAGTGTCAATACCAGAATTTGGTAAAATATATTTTTGATTTAAATTTCTAGAAGAATATGTGAAATTTGATTCTAAAAGAACTCCCTCATAAATTTCTAAATCATCAAAAATTGCAATTCCGTCAAAAATTGGAATAGTGGTGTCTTCTAAAATTGAAAATACAAAAGATTGTGATGCAAAGCTTCCTGCAGATGATGCAACAACTCCTTTTTTAAGAGTAATGGATGCCGGACTTGGACTTACATCCGAAACATCAACCTCAAAACTAACTGTTGCTAGTGCTGCTTTTCTTGACTTAGGTACATAACCAATATTTCTTGCAAGTGCGACAACATTCTCTCTTAATGTTGAAGTATCAATAAAAACCTCATTTGCAACCATGTTTGCATTGTATGAGGTAATATACGTATTATATGCCAACACATCAATGATTGTTGAAAGATTAGATCCTTCAAAGTCATAATCCGTAAAGTTGGAATTTGACTTTAGGTATTCTTTAAGTGATGTTTTAACCTGTTCAAAATCCAGGTTAGCGAAGTTTACTAATGGCATTTTACCTTGTTGGCTGCAAGACGAATTCTAATTGCTGTGCAGGTACATCTGCACCTATAATATCATATACTATTTTTACATCAAAAGCATTACCTTCAAAGTCAGGTTTTGTTCTAACTGATCTTAATCTCACCCTTGGTTCAAATCTACGAATTGATGATTCAATTTCATCTTTGATATTAGATGCTGTTAAATCATCAAAATTGTCAAATAACAACCTTGATACCCGTGAACCAAAAGTTTCATTAAAAGGTTTTTCACCAGGAAAGGTAAACACAATATTTTTAATTGATCTTGCGATTGCATTTGCATTTTTAAGCAGGATCAAATCATCATTCAAGGGATTTTTCTTGAATGACATACTAACATCTCTAAAACCTTGACTTACCCTTTCTAAAGGCACAATTATATGGCAAATATAAGTTATTTATCAACGAACTTGTCAATTATATTTTCATAATCTGAAACCAAACGGTCAACTTGCTTTTTATTTGTACCACAAGGTGCATTCTTAAGACAAATTAAGATACACAGTTCATCACTAATCGGTGGTTTGATTGTAAATCCATGTTTATCTACTTTTGGAAGAACTTCTTCATCAATTTCGTGTATAAATTCACTCATACAGAGGTGTAGGTGGTGTTTCGTTCTCAAAAATTTCCGTCTCTTGCTTTTTATCCCGTTTTTTAGGAGTTAAATCGTCATTTGCGATCTCACGAAGCATTTTTTCGTGTTGATGTGTTGCTAAGTTGTCTAAAAAATCGTTACTTGGGGTCATTTTCTTCTTTTTCGGGTAAGTTTTCGCGTTCTTTTGCTGTTTTCCAGAAATATTCGTCCTCACGGCCCATTCCAAGGCGTTCAAAACCATTTTCAACTTGATAATATTGAGTTGAAACCTTAAAATCAGGCATTTTTGGTTCAACAGGTGTCAAACTATTATCAAAAATACGCATTCTATTATTAGGATAGAGTGCATACTGTCCATTTTCTAATTCAATCAAGTTATGTGACTTGTGTTCAGCTGGATTTTCACTTGTTGCATAATCAACTACATCAGGATCCTGATGATAATTATCTAGAGTACAAATATATGTACCTTTTTGAATACCAAAGTCTCTTGTATACAGTTCATAATCCATTGAACCAATGAATTGTTTCTGAACTACAACAACACCATAGTCCATACAATTCCAAAATTGTAGATTCGGAAGATCCATATCAGGTGATGGAGTTTCTGGAGCAGATATAAATGCACTAATTGGTAATTTGTCATACATTGCTGCATACTCTGGTAAGTATGTCTCAAAATAAAAAGTGCGTCCAGGAATCGACTTTGCCGATACCCAAACGCCTTTGACAAATTCACCGTGACCACTTTGATGATCAGTTAGATACTCCTTACGAACCCAAACCTCCATCGAGGGGAGGTTGCAAATGAGTGCTGCCATAATAAACTTTTATTAACTTATTAATATCTATCTACCTTGTCCTCTATACTTCTTCTTACGTCCGTTGCGAGAAGTCGCGGATAACAATGTATACTGCGAGCTCCCTTGGCGAGTTTTCTTTGGCTTGCTCTTGACATAAGTGCCACCTTTCATCATCATAATTTAGTACCTCTTAAATAACGCGAGTTTTTTCGTGACCAACTCTAATACGAGGATCACACCAGATTTCATGACCTGCTTCCTTTGCATCAAGACAGAATGAGACATCCTCACCACACATGTCTTGTACATCACCACTCTCAAAGATTTGCATCTTTGGTGCAAACCATGGATACTCTAAATTCTCAAAAACTCCCTTCTTGATTAATACCCATCCAAAACCTGTATAATCTACGGTGAATGGTTTACGACGCTTACTAATGGATTCTACATTCTCGTGATTCATGACTCCGCCATTCTGACGGAAATCATCTTCCTCTAACCAATGTGCGACAGAAGTTGTGTGACCATCCTCAGTAGCATACCATCCTGCAACAATTTCCTTTTCTGTACCATCTTCTGCAATGGCCATATCACAAAGTTGCCAGAACTTTTCTGTATTAAACACAATGTCACTATCAATCCATAACTGATAGTCATACTCTAATTTACCATCCCAAGGTACTTGCTTAGGACCACGAAGGACATTTGCACCTAATACCTTACAACGGGCAAAATTAACCATAGAAGAGTAATCTTGACTAATCTGAATACTCATTCCACTTTGTACCATATCAAAACAAAGTTGAACAAAATTCTTCAGAAATGTAAAAGAACACCCACGGCCAGGAAGACAGAATACAATCGTCTTACCCCTCATTCGTTCTTTGATTGCAGGAATATCCCACTCTTCTTTCTTCTTCTTAGGCGCGTTGGCCTTTACAGTAAATCCTTTTGCCATAACGTGTTGATTACTTCAGATCAATTATAACGTGTATTATGTATGATGTCAACTCACTCAACAAGAATGTTCCATATTCGTCGGAAGACCATATACTTCTTCATATGATAAATCCTCAAGTTCATAATCAGTCTTCATTAGACCAACCATTCCTTTGAGGGTTTCCCATGTTTTATTAAATTGGTTTTCACTTAGATTGTTGTATATACATTCTTCCTTTGCATAGATGTGATATACCTTATCTTTATAATTTTCCTTTTGGGACATTTTTACCTCCGGGAATTTTTTTCTGGGCGCGGAAATTTTTTTTCGTTTTTATATCTATAAGTCGATTTGTCACCTCTGTAGGTTAGGGTAGTTATTGATTTTTATCACGCCCGCCGCCCGATATAAACGAACGGCATCAAAACACTGTGGTTTCACTGATACCCACTGCTATCATATCACGGGGACTAACTGATGTCAACCCCCGTGCTCTTAAGTATCACTGAAGGTGCTCTAATAATTCCTGATAGCACATCTGATAGATTTCGCCAGCAGTATACTCAGGAAGTTCAGTCCAGTGTATATCAGCGGGAATACTATCGCAAATGATATCAGTTAGCACAAATTCGTCCAGTGTTACATTGTGACGAAATTCGACTGTTGACATAAGCTTAGCGACTGCCTCATTCATAACATTGAAGAGGTGCTCAGTTTCACGAGAGATGGTGATCAAAGGCGCTTCGAGTAGTGCTTACATAACTGATACACTTTCAACGACCCCCCTTAGTATTACTCACGGAGAGAGACTGTCAAATAGCGGTCACTATTACCACCGGACAGGAGCACTCAAGTCTTCTACGTAGCTGTCAATTACCTTCTCAGATCCTTCGAGTTCAAATAACTCTGCCCAGTTAATCTGATGCGGGTCGAAGTCTTCTAAGGTCTCAAGTTCGAGCGTGATTCTGTAACGCTGCTTCTGTGCCTGACTGTAAACAACTGACATGAATCTGCTCCGTGAGTGATACTTGACTATTATAGAATACCAGAGAGGAATTGTCAACCTGCTGTCTGATATTTATAAGGTCGGTGTGTGTTTTTTCGTAAATCCTCACAGAACTGGTGACGGGGGACTTGACATTTCTGCGGAGTGGTGATAGACTGCTCGCCAAGATCACAAGGTCTGAGTACATTAAATCATATACTTTTCCACAGAAACACACACAAATCCACACAAATACAAAGGTTTATCCACAACGCTGTGGAGAACTATAAACAACGCATATACATTTATAAAACCTTTTTTAATACAAAAAAAGACTAATCTTTATATATTTGTATAAAAAAGGAGGGTTTTTTGACCCTCCTGACTATTCACTTAGTCCACTTAGGTTTTAACTAGCAGCAATCACCTCCCAGTTGTAATCATCAACAATTGTATCAAGAATGGTAAGCAAATCGTTGCCGTTATTAGCAACTTTGAGCATACCGATCATAACATCTTTGGACATGAGTTTGTGTTAGGTAGAGTGAATAGTGGGTTTATAGACATCACTAGGTCTATACAATTACTCTAGAAAACTATCAATCCTCTCACCAATTGATTGATTCTTGTTAGCTGGTTCAATGAAATCACTTACTGATTGTAGTGCATCAGAAGTGAACTTTCTTGCATCTGTTGATTGCCAGAGCAGGACACCGATGATAGCAATGAGGATGATTTTCATGAGAAGAGTGTTAATGTGAATGAAGTAATTATAGAGAGGAAAGTGTTAGTAACCTCTCTATGATTACATCAGGCAAAAATGTAACCGTTATCGAAATCACGAGTTACATTGTTGTCACGAATGTACCACTGATAATCCTTTTGAAAGACACCATCAGTGACAGCATTGCAGAAGCGGTCGATGAGTGCATTGAGGCGAGATTTGGTCGTTGTTGTTTGCCAACCTCCATCAAAGATTTGAAGGAAGTCATCACCAATCACAGCAATTTTGTTACCGTGAAGACGAACAACAGAGGTGTTGTTTTCTTCGTTAAAGTGAACAGAAGTATTTGCAGATTGCCAAGACTTGTTGTTAGCAACTGCATCATTCATTTGCTGTTCGATCTTACGCATGATTTGTCGGAGTTAGTGAAGTGAAATCAGTTGGTGCGGGAGCAGGTCGCG